CGGGCTAGAGCTGACGCATAGGTCATACGCAACGTATCGCGCACTAGCGGGGCAACATTAGTTATCTCAGGTGAAGCCTCAGACAACTTACTTCGCAAGCATCTAACAAAATAATCATAATACTCACGACCATGAAGGACTGCTTCGGTGAGGCCTTGGCAGACCATACGATGCCAGTGTTCAGCATCATAGGGGGAAACTTGGGACCAATTAAACATCCCTTGTATACTACGTTTTACAATGGGGGCAACAATCATACCATGCATTTCCCTAAATTCACGTTTCAAAAAGGTCGGATTTTGCACAAAATCCGGACACACACCATCAACTTTCGCTGCTGGTGTTGCTTCTTGACCAATGGATTCAAGTACTTTTTGCACAGTATTAAAATTAAACACTGATTTTACAGCATCACTCACACTCATTACTACATCGTCGCCAAAGGTATAAAAGGCAACATTGGACCTAAAATAGTTCCAATCAGTAGATCCAGTGCATACTGCAAAACAATAATGTATAAACATACTATTACTATGGAATTTATAATGGTTGTCATCGTATCACCACTCTTATTACTATGTTCAGTCATATACACACTTAACCTATCCAACATTACACTATTTATATTAGATTCAGCCATCACATATCGAGCCATTTCCCACTTATCAGTTGGATCCACAAACTTTATAGTTTCTATCATTAACTTATAACCCAATCTCATAAAAATACTTGGTAAATGTTTATCAAAATTCTTATAATCTATATCGAGCCAATTCGGAAAACGCTGAAGATCATCATACAATAACTTCCAATCAGTGCTATGTACATTGGTTCGGATACCGTGGTTCAGTTCCGAGCCTTTGCACATAAACTCTTGCTTAAAATTACCTATCAAAGCATTAGCAAACAGCATTTCCTCTACACTTGTACAATTAAATACTCGAGTCTTACCTATGGCAACATGTTCTTTCTTCAAAGCCATATTACTTTTCAACTTACTATAACAAAAACTCATTTGTCGTCGACCTCGGTTAGCCTCAGCCAACTTATTTCTAACTACATCATACA